ACCCTTAAGAGCGCTCTTGATAACTCGGCTACCAGTTTTGGGGAAAATGATTCTCGAACGAAGAATTGGCAGATTCAGCTCAATAACGCCCAGGCGACTTTGAATGGTCTTGAGGGTGAGCTTAAAGAGAATAATTGTGCTCTTTCCAAGTTTGCTGATGAGGCTGACGGTGCGGGTGATGATGCGAAAACTGCAGCTAAGGACACCGGACACCTAGAAAATGCTGTAGATGAGCTGGGTTCGCAGATGGACGGTACCAGTTCGAAGACCCGCATTTTTGGTGATGTGCTTAAAGCCAGCCTGGCAGCGGAAGCTGTTGTTGGTGGGGTTAAAGCTATTGGGCATGCTATTTCTTCTATTGGGCGGGGCATGGTCGGGGCTTTAAAGGATGGTTTGGACTATAACGCCCGGATGGAGCAATACACCACCTCGTTTACCACGATGCTGGGTGATCAAGCCAAGGCTCAGAAACTGGTTAATAACCTCAAGTTGGAAGCGGCTCGTACTCCGTTTGGGATGGAGGATCTAGCCAAGGCCACCCAAACGTTGATGGGGTTCGGCATGAGCGCTGAAGAGTCCCAGGTACGGATCAAACAGTTAGGTGATATCAGCCAGGGGGATGCTGGAAAGTTCGAATCCCTCACGTTGGCGTTTGCTCAAATGAGCTCTACTGGCAAGCTGACTGGTCAGGATTTGAACCAGATGATTAACGCAGGCTTCAACCCTTTAGAGGAGATTTCCCGTAAGACCGGTAAAAGTATCGGTGAGCTCAAAGAAGAAATGGCTAAGGGCGCGATCAGTGCGGATATGGTTGCGGATGCGTTTGCTAGTGCCACAAGTGAGGGTGGACGGTTTTATGGGGCGATGGATGCCCAGTCCAAAACCTTTTCTGGTCAACTCGCTACGTTAAAAGACGGGGTCGATAACCTTAAAGGTCTATTGGCTGGAGGTTTGACCACGGCTTTGGCTGGCACGGTGATGCCGATGGTTAATGGTTGGGTCGATGAACTCACCGGCGCGTTCAAGACCGGGGGCGCCCCTGCCTTTATCGACGCCCTGGGACAGATCTTGAAAGAAGCCCTGGAGTTTATTTCTAGCCAGCTTCCGCAAGTGGTGGATACCGGGATGAGTATCTTGACTGCTTTGTTGGAGGGCATTATCGCTGTTCTGCCTTCCTTGGCGGAAACTGCCGTGACGTTGATTGTGGCATTGGTGGAAGCGATTATTGAGGCACTTCCGAGTCTGTTAGAGGCTGCGGTTCAGATTATCGCCACCTTGGTTGCTGGTATCGGCCAGGCTCTACCGGAGCTGATCCCGGCGGCGGTAGAAATGCTGATGACCATGATCCAGGGGCTCATCGATAATTTGCCACTTATTTTGGATGCAGCCCTACAGTTAATTATCGGTCTTGCGCAAGGTTTGATTGCGGCTATCCCGGTGCTTGTTGAGGCTTTGCCGGAGTTGATTGGTGCGATTATTTCTTTCTTAATCGGAGCCGTCCCCCAGATCATCGAAGCTGGCATCAAGCTGTTAACCGCGCTGGTTGGTGCCTTGCCAGAAATTATTACCGCTATCACCGGGACTTTACCTTTGATTATTACCGCTATCCTTAGCGCGATCATCCAGGCAATCCCACAGTTGATTAACGCGGGCGTGCAACTGTTGACGGCTCTTATAGGGGCGTTACCAACTATTATTAACGCGATTGTGGGGGCTTTACCTCAAATCATCTCTGCCATATTGTCTGCTATTGGTGGGGCTATCCCCCTTCTGGTACAAGCTGGCATCCAACTATTAACCAGTCTAATTCGGGCTTTACCGACCATTATCGGCACTGTCGTTTCGGCTATCCCGAGGATTATCTACAGCATTGTTCAAGCAGTGCTGGGCGGGGTCGGGCAGATGATCAACGCCGGAGCATCCCTGGTTTCTGGGTTATGGCAAGGCATTCAGTCACTAGCAGGTTGGTTGTGGAACCGGGTCTCTAACTGGGTGTCCTCAATCTGGAATGGGATTCTCGGATTTTTCGGTATCCATTCTCCTTCTAAGCAAATGGCGTGGGTTGGTGACATGCTAGTTGCTGGTCTAGCCGGAGCAATAACCTCACGAGGCCATAAGGCCGCCGATGCGGCAGCAAACATGGCAAAAGACACCATGGACGCTATGGGCGAGTTAACTAACGGAGTTAACGTACCTATCAAGGTCAGCGAGGATTTGTCTTTGCCAAGCACCGATCTGACCCCTGCCCCAGTTAACCAAACATCGCAAACCGAAAAGGAAGCTAAAACTTACAGCGTTGATGTTCAAGGGGTAGCAGATGCTACAGCTGCCCGGATTCTTGAGGGTTTGGATATCAAGGTTGTTTTAAGTGATGGGACGCTGGTCGGCAAACTCGCACCCAAAATTGATCAGCAACTATCACGGCTATCTCGGCGAGCCAATCTGCTAGCTGCGGGGGTGTAAAACAATGTACGGGTTTGTTCTCGACCATAAGGTTAGCTCTAAAAGCCTGGGTATCCGTTTTTGCGCACCTGTAGAGATCCCTACTGCCGCCATGGGTGTAGACGATATTGAGGTGTCCGGGCGGGCCGGCACTCTTACCCGCCTTAAAGGGTGGCAAGACAGTGAAATAACTTTGAAACTATCGGTGCGTGGCGGGCTGGAAGCATTCCGCAAAGCCGCTTACTTACTCACCCAAGCCCACACGATTGGTTTTAGCGGTGAGCCTGGCATGTTCAGGTATCTTAAACACGTCAAAATATCACCAGCGTTAGGCTCGCTGTCCACTTGGGTAATGTTTGAAGCCGAGCTTTGCTGCCAGCCGTTTACCTACCTGGAAACTGGGCTTAAACAGCTAACTTTAAACGCTTCGGGCACGATTATTAATCCTGGTCTTTTAGCTTCCGATCCGGTAATCACTGTTTTTGGTACCGGGGAGTTGGAACTGAAAATAAACGATAGCGTCTTGTTGGTTTCTGCTCCTAGTGGGCAATTAACTATCGATACTGCCCGGCTTACAACCCACGTTGCAGGTAAAACCCAAACCGATGGGATTTCAGGGCCCTTCCCGCAACTTTCTCCTGGCACTAACCACATCGAGCTGGGCACAGGTATTTCAAGAATCGAAGTCCAAGGTAACTGGCGTACCTTGTAGAAAGGACTAACCAGATGATTACGATTCACGATCGTAGCGCTAACGATTTCACTGCCAGTGGGTTAGCTGTGCTAGATCGCCACCTTATAGACCCGAAAGTCACTCAGGAACTAAACGGAAAGTTTTCCCTAACGTTTTCCTACCCCCTTGATGGGCCAGCAGCGAACCTGTTGGTAATAGAAAACATCGTGGCCGCCCCGGTTCCAGGAATAAACGGTAGGCAAGGATTTCGTATCAGCGAAGTCACCACCAGCCTTGACGGGACGCTCGAAGTAGTTGCCCATCACCTGTTCTATGACCTTTCTGCAAACCTTATCGCTGACACCTATGTGGTAAATAAAACCGCAAAAGCAGCCCTAGATCAGCTGCTAGGGGCGGCCAATAGCCCGCACGGTTTTAGCGCTACCAGTTCAGATAACTCGCGTCGAGCCTCTGCCCGCATAGTTAGAGCCCCTGTCAGCGCGGCCTTGTTAGATGATGGCGACAATTCGTTTATCTCCCGTTGGGGCGGAGATCTTACTTTCGATAACTGGCACATCCACCACGCGCCGTGCATAGGCGCTAATCATGGCGTGGTTATTAGGGATCGTAAAAACCTGTCCGGATACGAATCAACCCTGGACTACACCACGGTAGTTACCCGGATTTTGCCGGTTGGCTAAGACGGTCTGCTCCTTCCTGAACTGTATGTGGACAGCCCTCGCATCAGCGACTATATCTGCCCGCGTATCAAGGTCATCCGCTATGGGCAGGTCAAGGCAATCAAAGACCCAGACAAGCCACGAGAGGACGAACTGCCCCTAGAGCAAGCACACTCACGGCTGCGCGCCCTAGCCAAAAGCGAGTACGCACTAGGCCTGGTTGATCAGCCATCTTGTGCCTACAAGATTTCATTTGTTGACCTTGCCTCCACTAAAGAATACGCAGATCTGCGCGAGCTAGAAACCCTAGCCTTGGGTGATACCGTGACCGTACGCCATAGCGACTCGGGCATGGAGCTAACCTCGCGGGTCCTGGCCTATGAGTACAACCCGCTTGACCAAGAATATATAAGCATTGAGCTAGGTAGCACCGCCGGTAAATTTACCGACATTACCCACACCATCACCGCTGCCCGCACCGAGGCTAGCCAAGCCCAACAGGTAGCAAGTATTGCGCTAGCTAGCGCGGATGGGAAAAACACCAACCACTACGGCACCACCCAACCGGTATCAGCGCGGCTGGGCGATGTGTGGTTTAAAGACAATGGTGAGCAAGTAGGAATCTGGATATATAAGCTCACCGATACTGGTCAGCCCGGATGGGTCAGTCTTGCCACCGATTTGAACGCGGCCCAACTCGCGGCGAACCTGCAAGCAGCTAAAACCCAGATCGCGCAAGCAAACGCTAGCGTTGAGCAAGTCCAAGCAAGCCTTAAACAAACCCAAGGCGAGCTAGTAAAAACTAGTACCGATACAGCAAATGCAAAAGCTCAAGCCGAAAAAGCTCTCCAGGATGCAACCAGTATCCAAAATGCTCTAGAAGCGTTCAAAGTGCAGGTAGCAGATGAAACCAAAAACATTAACTCCTCCTTGACGATGGTTTCAGACAACGTGAACCTGAGAGTTAAAAGAGCCGAGATTATTACCCAAATCAATCTGTCGAATGAAACCGTTCTGATTGATGCAGCAAAAGTACACATCAGTGGGCAAACCTCAATCGATGACGCCGTAATCGGTACCGCAATGATTGCCGATGCGGCTATCACTAACGCTAAAATCGGTCAGCTGTCAGCAGATAAAATAACCACCGGTACCCTAGCGTCCGCGCGGATTGCCGCCGGGAGCATCACTAGCGATAAACTCACGATTGCTAACGGATACATCCAAACAGCAATGATTAGCGACGCTGCTATAACCTCGGCGAAGATTGCTTACATAGATGCCAGCAAGATCACCACTGGTCTGCTTGATGCCAACCGGATCGGAGCGGCATCCATTACGGCAGATAAGCTTTCCGCTAACGCGATCCAGGTTGGTCTTGCCGGGTGGACAAGCAATATTCGCATCAACCCGACCCAGATCTCTTGGTATAACGGTTCGGAACTGGAAGGAAAAATCGCTAGTACCGGGATGCAGTTTTGGTACGGGAATCGATATATCGGACAGTTAGGCAGGGGCCATAAAAAGGATCATGAGGAAATAGAGGGTATCTCCACGTCGCTAGCCAACGAGGGTGACTATGTTGCCTGGACCTACCAAGACGCTCCAAACGGGGACTATTTCACGTGCTTGACCCTAGACCCAAAGGGACGGTTTTATGATTCGGCTGGCATCCACCTTGGGGCTGATCTGCGCACGAATGGATACAAGTTCTATACCACCGAAAACAGATCGGTCACCTTGGAAGATTGCGTACTAACCGATAGGGGCACGCATCCAGGATGGGTCGGGCCGACAAAGCTAGCCAAAGTAGTATTCCACACCTATGACGTCATGATCGTCACCAACGGCACGTTCTATAACATGACCCGACTTTTCGACCGGCTCTCAGACCTTATGATCCGGGTAAACGGGCTCATCGGGCTGCTTAACCAGGGCTGGATCAGCACCATAACCTCCAAACCGGATGGCACCATCTCCTGGACCTACTTCCATAACACCGGGTATCAACCAATGTCCACCAACACTGCCTAAACCAGGCTGTATACAAAGAAAGGAATACGTCATGAAAATTTGGATAGCTAACAAGCACCTAACCGGACTAACAGAACTATTAGCTGCCATGAGTCTTAAACCCGGTCCTTCTAGAGCTAGAACCAAACTGCTAGACCTAGTAAGACAGGCCACCAAGCGTTTTAGCGATGACGAATACGAACTGGTAACCCAATACGCCTCCCTAAACGAAAACGGCAAACCCCGCATCGATGCTGGGGGAACATTCACCCTGGCATGCCCAGAAAAAGCCCCAGAATTCTTCACCGCCCGCCAAAGCCTATTCGATTCCCTGGCCGAAGTATCTGGCCCTACCTACCAAAACCATCTCCAAGAAGTAAAAAGCCTAATAGAAACCTACGACGGCGAGCTCGCCGGGCAACAAGCAGAAGCATTCTGTGCGTTAAGCGAAGCAGTAGAACAAGCCATAAGCAAAGGAGAAACCTCATGATTGAGCAAGCGATAATCCCGATCCCCTCTGACCCAAAACCAGCCCCGCCAGGAAAAACAAAAAACACAGACAATCCCGTAGTGGTGATACCTAGAAAAAACACTATGGATATCACCCGCCTCACGCTGCAAGCCCTAAAGCGCCCATATATACAAACCGAATAGCGCCGCCTTGTTTGAAGTTTCAATGCCTGCATTGTGCAGGCATTTCTTATATCCGCAAGCACGCACGCTTGTGCTAACCCGTTAACTATTTTGAAAGGACAGCAAGAATTTTGTCTATCAAAACCATTTGGATGCTATTCCAAGGCGTAATCACCGCTATAGGTGCTTGGCTAGGAGCCTTTCTCGGTGGAACCGATTCCCTGCTCTACGCCATCGTAGCCTTCACCATCATCGACTACGCCACCGGAATATTAGCCGCAATCAACGCCCACAAGCTATCCAGCTCGGTAGGGTTTCGCGGTATCGCCCGCAAAGTCCTAATCTTCGCCCTCATCGGTCTCGCACACTTATTGGACGTGCATGTTCTTGGCACCCCCGGAGTGCTACGCACTGCCACCATCTTCTTCTACCTATCCAACGAGGGCATCTCCATCCTCGAAAACGCAGGGCTACTGGGTCTGCCGATCCCGGGCGGACTAAAACAAGCATTAGACACAATCAAGCAAACCGGTCAAAACCAGCCCGCCTTAAAAACCAGCTCAACACCACCTGCTAAGGCGAGTAGTCCAGATAAATACTCCCCGCCAACCCCTCAGGCAGGCCAGACCAGCCCGGGCAAATATCTGCCCCAACACGCCCTCCCCGACGAAAAAGAAAAGCCATGAAAACATGCATGAAAACATTCCTTAAATTCTTGGCACTCCTAGCAGTCTTAACGCTACTTACCGCCGGGATCTGGCTCCTTTTCGCCTTATTACTTTCATGGATAATGACCCCGCTTATCTACCTGATCGCACTTTTTATCTTGGCCACCGGCTAAACCAACCAAAAAGAAACGGAGAACCCAAAATGAAGAACTGGAACACTCTAGAAGCTGACCTGAACCTTTTGATGAACAAACACTTCACCAAAGGCAGACAAGGCCGATCCATCAACAAAATCATCCTGCACCACAACGATGGAAACCTTTCCATACAAGGATGCTGGAACGTATGGCAAACCCGACCCGCCTCCGCGCACTACCAAGTAGAAACCAGTGGCCGTATCGGCCAACTCGTCTGGGATCGGGACACTGCCTGGCACGCGGGAAATTGGGTAGCCAACACCACCTCGATTGGAATCGAACACGCAGACGCATCCACCCACCCCTACCGTATCTCCGATGCCTGCCTAGAAAACGGGGCGCACCTTCTCGCCGCCCTGTGTCACTACTACAAGCTCGGCCGACCCGTCTGGGGCAAAAACGTATTCGGACACCGCGACTTTTCCGCAACCGAATGCCCCGCCTCCATAGCCGGATCCCAACACGCCGCTTACATGGCCAGAGCCGGCTACTGGTACGACCAAATGAGCGCAAACAAACCCCACCCGCCATCTGCCGGTAAACCAGATATTGAAGCACTAGCCAACGCAGTTATCCGTGGCGAATACGGCAACGGAGACCAGCGACGAGCACGCCTAGGTAGCCTCTACGACGCCGTGCAACGCAGAGTCAACGAAAAACTCGGAGCAAGATCTGCGCCGGCCGCACCCAATATCGATGCCTTGGCAGACGCCGTGATTCGAGGAGACTACGGCAACGGCGCCACCCGCCGGGCACGCCTGGGAAATCTTTACAACCAGGTACAAGCCCGAGTAAACCAAAAGCTCGGCTGCTAACAATTCGCCCACGTATTCATCCTCAACTAACTAGCCCCGCTACCGCCTCACATTTGAGGTGATAGCGGGGCTTTTGTCGTTTTTCTTCCCCTTTGTCCGGTTTCAGCTGGGCTCGTGCCTGACAGATGGAGGACCAAAAGAGTTATCGCCAGTGAGGTGTCGGGGTCTTCCTCATGTGTACAGGAGAGGAGACATAGTGGTGAGAATCAGTGATTTACAGCGTGAACGTGTTTGCGTAATCCGTCAACGCGGAGCCAGCTATGGCAGGATTGCGGCAGAGCTTGGTTTGTCTCGTAACACGGTTAAGTCAATCTGTCAGAGAGCAGGCATTCAAGTACAAACCGATGTTCAGAACTCGTCTGTCTGCGAGCAGTGTCAGACACCATTGGAAGCTCCAGGGTTGGGCAGGCGATTTTGTTGTAGCGAGTGCCGTTTGGCGTGGTGGCACGCTCACCCGCAGTGTCTGAACCGTAAGGCGATCTACACCTTCACTTGTGCGGGTTGTGGCGTGAGATTTGAGGCCTACGGAAACTCAGGCCGTAAGTACTGCTGCCATGGTTGTTATATCCGTGCGCGTTTCGGCACGAAGGGTGGGCGGCCATGAGCAAGTTTCCTTACACGTCTGAGGGAATGGTGCGAGAGACAACCTATGAGATCGGCGGCTTACTGGCCGCTGTGTGGCTGGGTGAGAATTGGTTGGAGGCGCACCAGGTTGAGGAATTTCGTGAGCTTCTAAATCGGGAGTTCCGCCCTGTTGTGGGACAGGTTGATGATGCAGCAAGCGACTGGATAAATACGCAGTTTTGAGCGTGTATAGACATGCCTGGTTCGTATCAAAAACCTGTGAAAGGAAGAGGAATATGGCTAAACAGATCACCAGGATTCCAACCCCTGTGCCAGCAGCGAAGCGGACGCGGGTGGCCGCCTATGCACGTATCTCGGAAGTCAAGGGTAATACGCCAGTGTCCTTGTCTGCGCAGGTGTCCTACTACAACCAAAAAATCAGGCAGAACCCCGCCTGGCAGTTCGCCGGTGTGTATACCGATGCTGGTATCAGCGGCACCACCACAAGCAGACCCGGCTTCCAACGTTTGCTGGCGGCATGCAAACGCGGCGAAGTGGATATTATTTTAACAAAATCGATCTCTCGATTCGCACGCAATACCGTCGACCTGCTCTCCATAGTTCGTGACCTCCGTCAGGCCGGTATTGAGGTGTTTTTTGAACGTGAAAATATTCGTACTCTCTCTGGTGATGGGGAATTAATGCTATCAATTTTGGCATCCTTTGCTCAAGAAGAAGCCTGGTCAACCTCGGAGAATGTGAAGTGGGGTATCCGCAAGAATTTCGAGAAAGGCATGACCAACCAGATGTGCGTCTACGGCTACATCTGGACAGGTACAGAGTTCATAATCAACAAAACCCAAGCTGAAGCCGTGCGCTACATCTATAAGCGGTTCTTGCAAGGAGCCAGATACTCTCAGATCATTGACGAATGCGCTGCGCATGGTTGGCAGGCCTATTGGGGCGGCCGGTTCACAATTGCAGCGATCAAGATGATATTGTCTCAGGAGCGCTACACCGGAAACACGCTGCTCGGAAAGACTTTTAACCCGTACCCAGGTCATCACGGCATGAAAAACACCGGACAAGCACCCATGTTTTTCGCTGAAGGCACCAACCCGGTGATCATCGACCAGGAAACATTCGAGCGAGCGCAGATCGCGCTAGCTGAACGCACGAAGCAGAATCAGAAATGCGTCCACAATCAGACGTTGACAGTCTTTTCTGGGCGGGTATGGTGCGGACCATGCCAAAGGAGAGCTAACCGCTGCCATCAATACCGACCCCAGGGTCAACGGGTCATCTACGGGTGGTGTTGCCCAGCGAAAGCAAAAGGCAAACCCCACAAATGTGCCGGCGGTGCCCTGCGCGAAGACCGCATCAAACACATCACCTGTCTACTGACCGACAAACCAGAATTTAGTAACGAGCTCTTTGACTCCTATATTGAGCGCATCGAACTAGTCATGCCCGGACAAGCCACATTTATTCTGGTCGATGGCCGCGAGTTCTTGGTGCGCTATAAGCGCGGTAAAACCGCGACCATGCCTACCTGGGACGACGTAAAAGAGGTAACAAAGAAGTGACTCCGAAAGTAACCGCAATACCGGCAACCCGGCCTATCACTTCAGGGGCAACCCGTCAGGCCACAGCTACGCGTAGGGTGGCGGCTTATGCCCGGGTCTCGACAGCAAGCGAAGAACAAGCCACCTCTTATCAGGCGCAAGTCGACTACTATACAGGTCTTATCCATTCCCGCAAGGACTGGCAGCTGGCAGGCATTTACACCGACGAGGGAATTACCGGCACCTCTACGAAATACCGTGCAGGCTTCAAGCGTATGATCGCCGACGCGCTAGATGGACAAATTGACCTAATCGTTACCAAGTCCGTCTCTAGGTTCGCTCGTAACACTGTCGATTCGCTGACCACGGTGCGACAGCTCAAGGAAGCCGGGGTAGAGATCTTTTTCGAGAAAGAAAACATCTGGACTCTTGATTCTAAAGGCGAACTACTCATCACCATCATGTCGAGTCTTGCACAAGAAGAATCCCGCTCTATTAGTGAAAATGTGCGCTGGGGTATGCGTAAACGATTCGCAGACGGGCAAGTTTTCATGCCATACCCGCATTTCCTGGGCTATGACAAAGGTGCCGACGGGCGACCCCAAATCAACCGAGAAGAAGCCAAGCTCGTCCGCCGCATCTACAGGCTTTTCCTATCAGGCTACACCCCAGGACGCATCGCCACCACGCTCACGGAAGAAGGTGTGCCGGTGCCAGATCCGCGCGGTAAAAAATGGCACTCAGCCACCATTAAATCAATTCTCGGCAACGAGAAATACAAGGGTGACGCCTTGCTGCAGAAAACATACATCAGCGACTTTCTCACCAAAAAACAGGTTAGAAATGAAGGCGAAGTCGCCCAATACTACGTCAGTGGTTCACACGAAGCGATCATCGACCCGCAAACCTGGGATCTCACCCAATACGAACTAGTCAGACGCAAAGGTCAGCGCACTTCTTACCCGTTCACCATGAAACTAGAGTGCAGCGTGTGCGGAGCCTTCTACGGGTCAAAACTGTGGCACTCAAACGACAAATACCGAGCCAACATTTGGCAATGCAATAGCAAATACAAGCGAACCCACCCCTCGCCAATGCCGCACCCATCCAGCCGTGAGATCGAGGAAGCATTCCAGAAGGCTCTCGCCACATATTTGGGCAGACATGGCGAGATCGTGGCTGGTATCGAAAACGCGTTGGACAAGGTCATGGACACGGCCAAGCTAGAGGACGAGCAAAGCGAGTTGGCGGTCAAAATCGAGGGGTTACAGGCGATGATGACCAAAGAAATCGAGACCAACGCCCATGACCTCCAAGACCAAGCCGACTATCAGAAACGCTTCATGCTTCTGGAGGAGCAGTTCCAGCAGGAGACAGCGCGCTTCGACCAGATCAGCACGGAGATTAGCGGGCGGCAAGGAAAACTCGCAGCCATGCGGCACTACCTCAAAACACTTGACGAGCTATCTGGGAAACCCGTGGTAGAGTTCAGCGAACGCATCTGGCACGTCCTCACCGACCATGCCATCGTCTACCCAGACGGGAGAATCGAGTTCCTCTTCAAAGACGGCACCCGCATCAACCAATATCTAGAGTGAGCACCCTTGAATGTAAAAGCCGGAAAAACGACCACAGATTCAAGGGTGCTCACCCAAATTCCTAGACGCTAGCAACTAAACAGAAGATAGTACTACTCCCCCTCTGAAACGATGACTACCGCTCCTAGATATAGCGTTCTGGATTTTGTTCGATTATTTTACGCAGGTCATCAAGAGCACGCCTGCAAAGCTTACGCACCCCATCTGAGCTGATCCTCTTGCCAGAAGCTGTCAGATCATTGGCTATTTCAGTGAACCTGTATCCCTGCAGCACATGCAGCTCGAGCACTTCACGTTTGCGTTTAGGGAGCGACCCCAGCAGCAACTCGACCGTTAACCCAGATTCGACTGTTTCGGCATGGTCGGGTTGAGCGGCCGCAAAATGATCAGCTCCTTCAGCGCCAATCGCATCAGCAGAAATGTCAGAGCGGCGCCGATTATCCCGCTCGCGATATTCGGCATAGACACCATCCAAATACGCTTGTGCCCATTTCGGGCGGCTATCTAAGTCAGCGAGCTGGCGACGCAGATCATCATCATCAGGAAACTCGGGGACATATAGCTGGATTAACCGTCCTTTCGGAGTCAGATAAGGAACCTTGTAGTTATCTTGTTTATCGTTTTGTGCCATTCCTGGCCCTCTCTCCTCGAAATCGATGGAGGGAGAGCCCGCAAAATATTCAGTTATGTGTGCAGGCCTGCGAGAAACGAACCATCAGCCCCGATTTCCTAACCTCTGGTGAGGCAGGAATCCGTGGCATCAGGTTTGAATACTCGCGGGCCCTCCCAGCCATTTGCTGGGATTTGCCACTGCTTAGCTTCGGCAGTGACAGTGCAGGAAACACAAGCTAGTTTTTCTTCGCATTCGCGAAGAACTACTCGGCTTATGTGCAGTAGTCAGGTAGAATTACTTTCCAGTACGGATCGTGGTTTCTGCGTTGGCTACGCCCTACATCCCTCATCTTGGTAAAAGAGGTTTTTGGTAACGGCGCGTCAGCGATACGTAGCGATACATGGCGATACAAGGAGGCATTGCGGTGGGTTCTGATACCCCGTTTAAGTGCGTGATTGACGCACTGCGCCCCTTGACGAAAGGCAAAGAAAAGCTAGGGCTTTTCGCAGCCGGACTAATTGACATGGGGCTTCGACCAGAGAAAAAAGTTAGCGGCGGCAGAGAAATAGAACAGACTGCGCTCGATATCGTAAAGAGTTCCACGTGGAAGGCCTACGCAAACGGGTCAAGGGCGGTCTCCGAGCCGACAGCCAGCGAGATAACAGGCAGGTGGGAGCCGGTTAGGTTTGCAGAGAATTTCGTTGACGCCTATGAAGAACAGGCTCTCATCGACACTGCTGCGCTGCTGCACCAAATAGCCCCTGCAATCAATAAAGGCAATGTTGGTTCTCAGCTTGGCGTGTTGTTGTATAACGTTTTCAAACAGGCAGCTGGGCACGCTGACGCAGTGCTTCCTGCGGAGATTTCGAACATCATCAAGTTGGAGCAACAAGGGATCCCGTTTATTCACCCAGTCACAGGCAAACTGCATCTAGTTGAAGAGCAAGGGGACATGCCTGAGAAACAGCCGGTGCCCGAGGAAATAGCTGACAGTGAGCTGACATACGTGAAGGCTCTTACCGCTGCCTATTGTGAGGCGTTGGGGCTTAAGGCACCGGACGTAAAAGATATACCGTCTGAGTACACGAGACATTTCGCAGAGCAACGTAAAGCTTTCTATAGCGCCGAATGGGCTAAAGACGTCACATGGCACAAAATCAACGACGGACGCAGCGTTTACGACGCTTTCCTAGAACATATGGATCAAGGCGTCATGGATACTTATCTTTTTCCGCATCCGAACGGGATGGAACGACTTTTGAAGACCCTTACTCAAGCAACGAACCTGCCCCTCGATGGGGTTTCTCTAGCCCAGATCCATAACCTAGTAACCGTGTGGGTTCGCAAAGGGGCTTGCCACCAGCTCGTTAACCAAAACCGATTCAAATGGGTGAGATGACCATGCTTCACTCGAATCTCGACACCCCATACGAAACATCCTTGCGCGCGCTCCTGCTATTAGCGGCACTGGGAGAACCCGCATCGGTCTATCAGATTGCCGGTATCGATATGGTAGCTGTCAATGCGAAAGCATACGGGCTTGATGACCGTAACTTGAATGGAGATCACAGATTCGCTAAAACCGAATTTGATGCCCGCTGGAACCTGACAGAAGAAGCCATAAAACAACTCACCCTAAAAGGCCTCACGCAGCTAGTGCTGAGGCCTAACGGATACTTTTATTTCCTTACTGATAGCGGTCAGCAAGTCGCCAACCGTCTACCAGGCTCTTACGCGGCCGACTATTTCGCTAGTTGCCGGGAAATATTAGAACAAGCAGGCGAGAAGAATCTTGAAGCGTGGTTGAGCGCCATGATTGATGACAAGGCGAGGAGAAACGTATGAAACCATCCTTCTGGCTTTCCAGCCTCACTGTTATCGCTTACGAGCGTGAAAAAGACTCATCCATAACGTTTAAGCCTGGATTGAATGTCATCTACGGTCCTTCTAACACCGGCAAGACGTGGATTTTGAAAACATTGGACTACGCTCTTGGCGCGGATCCCGACAAACTGCCTATAACCGAATCAATGGGTTACACTCATGTGCGGCTAACTATCAAAACAGCACGAGGTCTAGTGGAACTCACCCGACCAATAGGGACGGGACACAATACGCTGGAAGTTTCATCTACAGACCCGCGTGTTCCTGTCAGCCGATGTAAGGCTCGTGGCAGAACAAAGACAACCCCCACCGTGGCTGATGTATTGCTATGGCTTATAGGATTTGACCACCCAGAAGAGTACAAACTTCTAGCTAGCGCTGATCTGAAAACACAAGGATTAACCTGGCGTACATTCTGGCACCTGTTATTCGCCAACGAGGGACGTATCGGAAGCGAAACATCAATCCTTCTCAACCCCGACTAAAACTCTCCCCTTCCGGCACAAACAGCGCTAACCGCACTAATCAATGGCGTTAACTACGCCAAGTACGCAGAAGAAGAGAACGTAAAAGCTAAAAAGCTGAAAACCAAAACAATCGTCGAATATCTACGTCCCCTACCGACTCAGATTGATACCCGAATCCAAGACATAGAAAAGATTCTGACAGCTACTAGTGAGGAACAGCTCGTAGCAAAAATCAACCAGTTCAGCGTCGAAGCACAAGCAGTTAGTCAACAACTTGACCAGCACACCGCGCGCAGCCAACAACTTATGCAAGAAATTAGCTCAGTCAACGCTAGTCTAGCTGAGATACAAATGCTGCGCAGCCAATACGAAGACCTAGGCACCTCGTATCGCGCAAAGATTGAACGACTAGAGTTCATCGAAGCTGGTCATGAACTCACAGATAGACACCCCGCACCAGCGAACTGCCCTGTGTGTGGGCAGGCTGTTCCTGAGGATGCTCAAGAGCACTTCACACCCACTACCCAAGCTGAAAAACGCGTGCTTGTTCAGCGGTTGGCAGGGCTGGAAGACACACTCGTAGGTCTGGCAAAAGAAGAGCAGCCCTTACTGGCGAAACGGGATACTCTTCGGCAGGAAGCCACTCGCGTCGCTGTTTTCATTGCCAAAAAGCTACAGCCACGATTCATCGAACTGAAACAACAAATCGCTGACTACAAGGCGACCATCGAATTGAAAACAGAACGCGAACAACTACTTGAACGCAAAAAAGACATCGAAGATGAAATCCGCCAGAAAGAAGCCATAAAATTCGACAAACCAGACCTTGGCGTGGAACGGATCCTCCCCGAAGAGTTCTGGGGAATCTTCTCTGGCTATCTACTGAATACGCTGGGAGCTTTCGCCTACCCAGATCTGAAGGAAGCCTACTTGAGCAAAGAAACATTCGACGCGGTAGTGAACAAGAAAACCAAGAAGGATCAAGGACACGGCTACCGCTCCCTTATCAACACGGGAATGTTGCTATCACTTCGTGACTTCTTTGCTTCAATACACAGCAAACACAATCCGAGTCTACTAGTTATCGACAAGCCTCTAGTTGGCTTTGATGACCCGCAAGAAAACCCCGACCTAAAGATCTACTACGATAAGATCCCCGAAGCGGTCTACGAGTATTTCACTCTCTACCCGGGCAAAGGCCAAATCATCATTGTCGATAACCCGAAGACTATGGCCGACATTTCGATCATACAAGACAAAGCTAATATCATCCGATTCACTAAGAAGATCAACGAAGGTCGCTACGGCTTCCTTGTTGGCCTTACAGATACCGATATCATTAGCACCCCAGCCAACGAAGAAACGGAGTCCCCACATGCCAAATAACCTACGTATGTCTTACAACCCGCTATGGAAACTCCTGATTGATAAAGGTATGAACAAAACCGACCTAGCCAAGCTAACTGGGCTAAGTGCAACAACCATCGCGAAACTCGGACGCGGAGGCAACGTCACCACTGACGTTCTTGCCCGCATCTGTGAAGCACTCGACTGCGACATCGCCGATATTTGCGAAGTCCAGTCGGCGAACCAGGAGGAACACGAGCGGACGTAACGTCCCTAGACCAGACAGTCTCAACCGGAACAGCACACCCCACGAACGACAAACATGAAGGGATGAAGATGAACAAACAGGAGTTGGCGTCAAGGATCTGGGAATCCGCGAATGCTATACGATCCAAAATCGAAGCGAACGAATACAAGGACTACATTCTCGGCTTCATTTTCTATAAGTTTCTCTCCGAAAAACAGGAACAATTCTTGCTCGCTAGTGGAATGACAACCGAAGAATTCCCGGAGCTACTGGTCGAAGACGACCTCGACACGGTGCGCTACGTGCAAGACAACGTGGGCTATTTCATCGCCTACACCAACCTGTACTCAACGTGGCTGAAGCGTGGCAACGACTTCAACGTCGGCGATGTCCGAGACGCGCTCAACGCTTTCACTCGTCTCATCTCCGAGAACGACAAAGCACTGTTCAAGGGAATCTTCGACACGCTGCAAACAGGCCTGTCAAAACTCGGTGACAGCGCAACCTCCCAGACTAAAGCCATCCGTGAGCTACTCAAACTCATCAAGGACATCCCCATGGACGAGCACGCCGGATACGACGTGCTCGGGTTCATCTACGAATACCTGATCGAGAAATTTGCTGCCAACGCAGGCAAGAAGGCCGGCGAGTTCTACACCCCGCACGAGGTTTCGCTGCTGATGAGCCACATCATCGCCCACGAACTGCGGGGGCGCACCGAGATCCAGATCTATGACCCAACCTCGGGTTCTGGCTCCCTGCTACTCAACATTGGGCAGGCCGTCGCCCGGCACATGGGCGATCCTGACCGCATCAAGTACTACGCCCAAGAGTTGAAGGCCAACACCTACAACCTGACACGCATGAACCTCGTGATGCGAGGAATCAAGCCCGACAACATCGCGGCAAGGAATGCCGACACCCTAGAGCAAGACTGGCCGATGTTCGACGAGGATGATCCAGTCGGCACATACAAGCCGCTATACGTGGACGCGGTCGTGTCGAACCCACCCTATTCCCAACACTGGGATCCCACCGACAAGGAAGCCGACCCCCGATATGCCCGCTTTGGACTGGCACCCGCAAGCAAAGCAGACTACGCCTTCCTGCTCCACGACCTCTTCCACCTCAAGCCCAACGGCGTGATGACCATCGTCTTGCCTCACGGCGTCCTGTTCCGTGGTGGTTTGGAAGAGACGATCCGACAGAACCTGATCGAACAGAACCACATCGACACGATCATTGGCCTGCCTGCCAATATCTTCTTCGGCACCGGCATCCCAACCATCATCATGGTGCTCAAACAACGCCGCGACCGCGACGACGTGCTGTTCATTGATGCGTCCCAAGGCTTTGTGAAAGTCGGAAAGAACAACCAGCTCCGGGCCTCCGACATCCAGCGGATCGCCCACACGGTAGAGCATCGCCAAGACGTGGAGAGGTTCGCCCGCGTCGTCAGCCGTAAAGAAATCAGAGCCAACGACTACAACCTAAACCTACCACGCTACGTTTCTGCAACACCCCCAGCTGAACCGATCGATCTGCGCGCGACAGTGTTCGGCGGGATTCCCGAAACCGAGATCGACGAACTCTCCACCTTCTGGAATGTCATACCAGGTCTGCGCGAAACACTCTTCACGCAGACCGACAAAGGCTACGCACAACTCAACGACAGCGATCTGCACACGATCATCGATCAGCACCCTGCCGTTGGCGCTTTCAGAGGCCAGGTCACCAGCGTGTTAGAAGGACTCGACGACGATCTCGTCACTCGACTGGTCAAACATCGGGCAACAGTGCCGATCATGGCTACCGAAGAGGCGCTGACCGCCGACATCTTCACCCGTTTCGCCCACGCCCCACTCGTGGACTCCTTCGATGCCTACCAAGTACTACACGACCAGTGGGTAGGAATCGCGAACGACCTCGAAATGATCCAGACCGAAGGCGATACTGCCATACGCGCCGTTGACCCGGTCATGGTCATCAAGAAAAAGCAGAAGAGCAAGGAAGTCGTCGAGGAGCAAGACGGGTGGGAAGGCCGAATCATCCCATTCCGCCTCGCCCAAGAACACCTCCTGCCCGAACTACTCGCCGAAACCGACGACCTTGCCACGAAGCTGTCGAGCGTTGACGAGGAACTGGCCGGCATGTTCGAAGGGTTCAGCGAAGAAGACCTACTCGACCTCGCTGACGTGCTTAATGCCGCCGGAGATGCTTTCGCTAAAACCGCATTGAACAAGGCCGTACGTGACTTGAACAAAACCGGCGAGCAATACGCTGAAAACTCCATCGAAGCGACGCAACTTCGCGCCAAGAAACTACTTGACGACAGAACGAAACTCGCCCGGCAGCTCAAGACGGCACGAGTCAAGCTTGAAGACGAAACCCACCAGGCGATCAACAACCTCACCGACACCCCAGCAGAGGAACTCCTCATCGCCAAGTGGGTCACCCCGCTCATCGATGAACTAGCCACCATGCCCGAAACAGTGCTACGCCGACTCGATCAACAGCTCGAAGCCATACGCACCAAATACGCCAACAACCTCATCGAACTCGACACCCAGATACGCAGTAGCGAAAACCGTCTAACCGAGATGCTCGGCCGCCTCACAGGCACAGACGCAGACATACAAGGAATCAAGGCGCTACAGGAACTCTTGGGAGGCACCCATGACTAAGGCAAAGAGCCCCGAGATCAGGTTTGAGGGCTTCGATCAGGAGTGGACCACTCAAAATATCGGGAAAGGCGTGACCTTCCTCCGCCATAACAGCTTGTCGAGAGCCCAATTGACCTATCACGATACTGGGGTTCAAAACATCCATTATGGGGATATTTTGATTAAATTCGGGAGTGTCCTAAATCCTCTCGTCGACACAATTCCATTCGTGCGAGATCCTTCTACTAGCAACCTCGGGGATCTCCTTCAGGATGGCGATGTGGTATTCGCAGATGCAGCCGAAGACTCTACAGTCGGAAAATGTACTGAGATTCGCGGTTCTATTAACAAGAAATTGGTGGCGGGACTCCACACCATTACTGCTCGACCAACCAAGGCATTTGGGGAAGGGTATCTCGGTCATGCCCTGAATGCTGACACGTTCCACGATCAGCTAGTTCCCCTAATGCAAGGAACAAAGGTTAGCTCCATTTCAACCAGCGCACTCTCCAGCTGCAAAGTATCATTCCCTGAAATCGATGAGCAGCAGGAGATTGGTTCTTTCTTCTCTAATCTCGACGACACGATTGCCGCACACAGGAAGAAGCTCGCCAAGCTCCAGCAGACCAAGACATCCCTACTGCAACAAATGTTCCCGCAAGGTGATGCCGTTGAGCCCGAACTCCGCATAGGCGTCTTCACCGAACCATGGAAAGCCATGGAGCTAGGACAGCTCGGTAAAGCCCGGGCCGGAGTTGGCTTTCCAGATATGGAGCAGGGCGGAGGTTCTGGAATCCCGTTCTACAAGGTGTCTGACATGAACCTTCCCGGCAACGAACGTGAGATGGTGAAAGCGAACAACTATGTGTCTACTGAGCAGATTGAGCGACGACACTGGAGACCTATATTCGATCTTCCGGCAGTTGTGTTCGCCAAAGTAGGTGCGGCAGTCTATTTAGGGCGCAAGCGGATGGTTCATGAACCATTTCTTGTTGATAACAACATGATCGGGTATTCGATCAATCTTGATGAATGGGATGTGGAGTTTGCCAGAACGGTGTTCGAGACTCTTGACTTCTCCGCGCTAGTACAAACCGGTGCGTTGCCCTCGTTCAATCCTTCAGCAGTGGAAGAGATGTCAGTAATGGTTCCACCGTCCATTGATGAGCAGCGCGCCATTGGTGAGCTGTTTGGCCAGCTGGATGACCTCATTACTGGCGAGCAGTTGTATGTCGAGAAGTTGCGGCAGGTTAAGGCGAGCCTCCTGCATAAGATGTTTGTATGA